GGATTCAAGTAAGACAAGACCAATTGTATCTGGTTGGTATTGTACTGAAGATGGTCGCACTACATCAGTTGCACACTGGTTGGATGAAGAGGATTTCTCTAACAATGGTGGTGTAATGAATCATGAAACACTCGATAGTATACAGAAGAGAAACAAACCTTTCACTGTTGACTATGCAGGTTTCGGTTGGTTATTGATACAGAAGGGTGTATTTGAAGATTTTGATGAGAATGGAAAGAAAAAGATTGAGTATCCTTGGTTTGCTCCGAAGATGCAGGTCTTTGAGTCAGGTACTGTACAGGATATGTGTGGCGAAGATGTCTCGTTCTGTCTCGATGCCAAAGAGGCCGGATTTGAGATATGGTGTGATCCACGTATTCGTGTCGGACATGAGAAGACAAGGGTAATCTAATGATTATTACAATACTCTCGGCACTTCTCATTCTTGCAATTATTATATTTTTACTGAGATACTATGATCCGCATGCGTAGAACCAAGTACACGATACTTAAGAATGGTAAGGCAGTCTTCACTGACTTGTCTCAAAGCGAATATTTTGACCGTATGCAGGACTTTGCGGTTGAATTTTATCTTACAGGGAAGAATAACCCTGATGAATTTACTACTGAAATGAAAGAGGAGGAACTTGATTAATGGCAAAAACATTTAGTATGGGTGTTAACATCGAAAGTCGCCCGAAAAAAACTCGACAAGGAAACGGAAAACACTCGAAATACGCGGCTACCTCGCGTAACTCGGCTCGTAAAAGACCAAGGGGGCAAGGAAAGTAAATGTCTTGTTTAATTGCGAATCTACCCTCCTATGAGGTTTGGGTAAGAAAAGAATATTTAACCGACCATAAGAGTGGCCATGGTGAATTTGTAAAGGGTGTTTGGGTTTCTGCCAAGTCAATACCCGGTCGAGCATTCTATTTTGAGACATATTTACCTGATTATGCTGCGATGTTCGATAAATTACCAATTTCTGCGTTTACATCCGACCCTGAGACACCAAAACCTGATATGACACTGCATAATTTACAGTTTTGGAACTGTATGGACTATGGTGTGGTCGCAGTTCAGAAGCAATTTATCGGTTCAATGCACTATGAGGTCTATACAAGAGACTTTGGAACGCAAACTGGCACTTATATTTGCACTTTAGACAACTATCATCAGGATGTTGACGCAATTGACTACTCGACAAGTGAACAACCTGCCGAACATAAGTCGCATAACCTCTTAGAACTCGATAATGGGCAGTTTTGTCTCTATCCAAACAACAGAATGAGGATATATGACAACAGTATTACTCCAGAAACACCAAAAGTGCCCGATTTTAAGGTTTCAACAGTGTATTATCAAGTTGAAAACGGTCATGACCGTGATGGATTGGGTTCAGAAGAGAATTATTTCTGGAAAACAGCAAAAGAAAGGAAAAAAACTGACGATAGAAAACCATTTGAACCAGAATTGGGATGAAAAACGTAAAAAATGCTCATATGGGTAATCATTTACTTACTGAAGTGTATAATGTACCCTTTGATAAGTTAAATAATTCGGAAAAAATTGGACAAGTATGCGAAAGTGCTTGTAAAACTGAAGGTTTAGAGGTTTTAAACACATATGTGCATCAATTTGACCCTTATGGAGTGACTTGTACCGTAACTTTAGGTGAAAGTCACCTTTCTTGCCATACTTGGCCTGAAAAAGGGTGTGTTGCAATCGATATTTTTACCTGTGGAGCAAAAAATCCACGTTCAGTGGCATGGTGGTTGCTTAATTATTTTGATTCTGATGACTATAATATGAATGAGCTAAATAGATAGGTATAAATAGATAAAAATAGATCGTTTAATGGCGATAACGAGAATATCAAGAGCATTTAAGGATATTAGTCTGTCTTTTAAGAGACATCCTGTGACGAATGACATCGGTGTGCTTAAAAATGCAGATGCGATTAAAAGATCTGTACGAAATCTAGTGCAAACGATTCCAAATGAAAGATTTTTTAACTCTTCACTTGGATCGGATGTAAGAGATAGTCTATTTGAAAATACACCCGGATTCATTGACTTTGGTACAGCATCAATTATAGAAAGACAAATTCAAACTACAATTGAAAACTTTGAACCAAGGATTGATAACTTAGAGGTGAATGTTGATCCTCGACCTGATACAAATGAATTTGAGGTCAATGTTATCTTTGATATTATTGGACAAGCATTTCCGGCACAGGAATTTTCATTCATACTTAAAGCAACAAGATAATGCCAGTTACCAAATTTACTAATCTTGACTTTGATCAGATTAAAACTCAAATAAAAGAATATTTAAGAGCAAATTCAAACTTTACGGACTTTGATTTTGAAGGATCCAACTTTTCAGTTTTAATTGATGCACTGGCATACAATACATACATCTCTGCGTTCAACTCAAATCTCGTTGTAAATGAGTCTTTTCTTGATTCTGCAACTTTAAGAGAGAATGTTGTATCTTTGGCAAGAAATATAGGTTATGTACCCCGTTCAAGAACAGCAGCAAGGGCATCAATTTCATTTAATGTTACTGCTAACTCCACAAGTTCTGAAATGAAACTACAACCAGGCCTAGTGTGTGTAGGTAGATCAAATGACTCAGATGTAGTGTTTTCAATCTCTGAAGAGATAACTTCTTCTACTACAGTCAATAGTGGAATTGCAACTGCATCTTTTGGATCTGTAACCTCTCCAATCGAAGTTTTAGAAGGAACATTCTTAACATCACAATTCGTCGTTGACGGGTCTCTAGAGCAACGATTTGTATTGGATAATGCAAATATCGATACTTCATCAATCGTCGCTTATGTGGGCACTCCGGGGGTACTAGGTAAGCAATATAAGATGATTGACAATATAGTAGGAATCAGTTCAATATCAGACACGTATTTAATTCAGGAAGTTCAGGATGAAAGGTATGAACTTCTATTTGGTGATGGTATATTTGGAAGAAAACCTCAGAATGGTGCAGTTATAACTGTTCAATATGTTGTTACATCAGGTTCTGAAGGCAATGGGCCTGAATTATTTAACTTTGCTGGTAATTTTTTAGGAGATAATGGTCAAGTAATTACTCCCTCTGCTATTCCAACAATTAATACAATCTCTGCAGCATCTAATGGAGGTGATATTGAGAGTGTTGATTCGATTAAGTATTTTGCACCTAGACTATATTCATCACAGTATAGGGCGGTTACAGCAAGGGATTATGAATCAATAGTACAACAAGTATATCCAAACACAGAAAGTGTATCAGTTGTTGGTGGTGAAGAAGTTGATCCACCACAATTTGGAACTGTATTGATAACAATCAAACCAAAAAATGGTGAATTTGTATCTGATTTTGATAAAACACAAATTTTAACAAAGTTAAAAAGTTATTCATTAACAGGCATCAACCAAAAAATAGTTGACTTGCAAGTTCTTTATGTTGAGATTGAGTCTTTCATTTACTATGATACGACAAAGATTAGTTCAGTTAACGATTTAAAATCTAAGATAACATCAGCATTAACAACATATTCAAAATCAGGTGATGTAAATAAGTTTGGTGGAAGATTTAAGTATAGTAAAGTATTGAATGTAGTTGATAATATTGACAAAGCAATTACCTCAAATATTACAAGAGTTAGAATTCGTCGTAATTTAAATGCACTGGTGAATCAGTTTGCTCAATATGAGTTATGTTTTGGTAATCAATTTAATGTTAAACCAGAAGGATTAAATATTAAGAGTACTGGATTTAAGATACAAGGTACAATTGAAACTGTATACTTTACTGATGTTCCGAATGCGGACAAACTAACAGGAACTATCTCTATTGTTAGAAAAAATGCAAGTGGTGAAACAATCGTAGTTGTAAAATCAGCTGGTGTAGTTGATTATGTTCATGGTGAAATAAATTTATCGACAATAAATATTATCTCAACAGATAAACCAAATAATATTGTTGAAATACAGGCATTCCCTGAATCGAATGATGTGATTGGATTACAAGATTTATACTTAGATTTTAACATTCCTAGTAGTCAAATAAATATGGTTAAGGATACAATCACATCAGGAGAACAAATATCCGGTGTTGGTTATAAAGTAACATCAAGTTACTCTAACGGAGAACTTTCAAGAACATGATTGGAACTGGAATAGACAAGCGTATACAAGTTCAGCAAATAATAGAAAACCAACTCCCTGAGTTCATCAGATCGGAGAGTCCTTTAGCAGTCGATTTTCTTAAGCAATATTACGTTTCTCAAGAACATCGTGGTGGTGTTGTCGATATCACTGATAATTTAGATCAATATATTAAACTTGATAATTTGACTCCTGAAGTGATCGTAGGTGTTACGACACTTACATCAGGAATTAGCACATCAGATACAACAGTAAATGTTTCATCAACTAAAGGATTCCCAAATGAATATGGACTATTTAAAATTGACGATGAAATTATTACATACACCGGAATCACTACAAATTCATTTACAGGATGTGTAAGAGGATTTAGTGGTATCACTTCTTACACTGATCCGGTCAACAAAGGTGAACTTATTTTTTCAACAAGTATTGCAGGGATTCATACTGCAACTTCTGATGTTCAAAATTTAAGTGTCCTATTTTTAAAAGAATTTTATCAAAAGGTTAAATCATATCTAACTCCCGGATTAGAAGATACAAAATTAAACACGAATGTAGATATAAGTAATTTTATAAAAGAATCTAAATCCTTATACAAATCTAAAGGAACTGAAGAGTCATTCAGGATTTTATTTAATGTTTTATACGGGATTACTCCAAAAATTGTTGATTTAGAAAATCGTTTAATTAAACCATCATCTGCTGAATATATTCGGAGAGAGGTTGTTGTTGCAGAGAGAATATCTGGTGATCCAAATAAGTTAATAGGACAAACAATTACAAAGTCTACAGACTTAACTACTTCAGGATCTGTATCTGAAGTTGAAATTTTCAGTAGATCCGGAAATTTAGGTATCACAACATATTATAAGTTAAATTTATTTGTTGGTTATGATGAAAGATCTGCAATACAAGGAACATTTACAATTCCCGGAAAAACAAGAGTTATTGAAGATGCACCTACAACTGCGACTATTTTAACTGTAGATTCAACAGTTGGTTTTGGTACTACTGGAACTGTGGTTACAAATGGTGTTAATGGTATTAATACAATTACATATAGTGATAAATCAATAAATCAATTTTTGAATTGTGTTGGTATTGCAAATTCAATAAGATCCACTGATGATTTAAGAAGTGATGAATTTATATTTGGTTATGAAAATGGAGATTTAACAAAAAGAGTTGAATTAAGAATTACTGGAGTATTGTCTGACTTTGAACTTTTACCAAGTGAAGGTTCAAGCGTAACTCTTGAAGGAGAAAAAATAACAGTTAGGAATTTGGGTGAAGAAATACCAAACCCAACACTTCCAAGTGATAAATCAAGAAAAACCGTATTCTTCAACTCATGGATTTACAACACTGCGAGTCGAATCAAACTTGATATTCCTGCTGCCACA